CGACAAGTTTGGTAAAATGGGTGACGACGGTGTAAACACTAAGTCAATCGTAGCTGGTAAGAACGATATGGGTGGTACAACTGCTAATATTGCCAAGTCTTTCTCAACAGATAAAGGCGGTACAGAAGGCGGTTTAGCAAGTCCAAAAGCTGGTGACCTAACAGCAGGACTAGGTAACATTCACAACCGAAAAGACAGCAAAGCTGGCAAGACTGCTTTCACTAAGAAAGAACCAGGCCATGGTGCTGAAAAGAAAGGTGCTGCTGAAAAAGCTGATAATAAAACCAGCATGATCAACGGTGCACCAGGTCGTGCAAAGTAATTTAAAGCGACATAGTAATATGTTATACCTCCGAGAGAATCTCAGTTTCAACGAAGCAAAAATGATCGTTGAGTCTGATGACAAAGAAGGGAAAAACTTATACATGTCCGGGATTTGCATCCAGGGCGGTATACGTAACGCTAACCAGCGTGTTTACCCTGTGAATGAGATTGGCAAGGCTGTCAAAACCCTGAACGATCAGATTCAAAACGGTTATTCAGTTCTCGGAGAAGTAGATCATCCAGATGATCTAAAAATAAACTTGGACCGCGTTAGCCATATGATAGTTAATATGTGGATGGACGGTCCAAACGGTTACGGTAAACTTAAAATTTTACCTACACCAATGGGACAACTAATTCGCACCATGTTAGAAAGTGGTGTAAAATTAGGAGTAAGTTCGCGCGGATCCGGAAACGTCAGAGATGACGGTTCCGGTGAAGTGTCAGATTTTGAGATTATCACAGTAGATATGGTAGCTCAACCTAGTGCTCCTGGAGCATATCCTACACCAATTTATGAACACCTGATGAACAGTCGTGGTGGATATAATGCTTTGCGTATAGCGCAAGAGGTGAAAGGGGATCCTAAAGCACAAAAATATCTCAAAGAGAGCTTATTAGGTATAATAAGCAAACTCCAATAACAAGGAGAATCACATGTTGGATGCGTTAAAACAGTTATTTGAAAACAATGTGATTTCTGAGGAGATCAAAGAGTCAATTCAAGCCGCTTGGGATGCAAAGATTCTAGAGAATCGCGAACAAGTCGCACATCAACTACGCGAAGAGTTCGCACAAAAATACGAACACGACAAAGAACAAATGATTGAAGCTATCGATAGAATGGTCACTGATCACCTATCTGCTGAACTCGTTGAATTTGCCGAAGATCGTAAGTCACTAGCAGAAATGAAAGTCAAGTATGCTCAAAATATGAAGCAACACGCTGGCCTAATGAAGGAATTCGTTAGCCGTCAGTTAGCTGCCGAAGTACGCGAGTTACATGAAGATCAAGTTGTTATGGCTGAAAAATTTGGAACTCTAGAACGTTTTGTAGTTGAGGCTCTTGCTGAAGAAATTGCAGAGTTTTACAAAGACAAACAAGACTTAGCTGAAACTAAAGTTCGTTTAGTTCGAGAAGGACGTGAAGAACTTAAGAAGATGAAACAGCAGTTTATTGAGCGTGCCGCAACAATGGTCGACACAGTTGTTAATGAGAGCTTACGCTCAGAATTAACATCACTAAAAGAAGACATTGATGCAGCCCGTCGTAACGATTTTGGCCGCAAGTTATTCGAAGCTTTTGCTTCAGAATTCCAGACCAGTTATCTAAACGAAAAGTCAGAAACATCAAAATTACTAAAGGTTATAAACCTAAAAGATTTAGCTATTCAAGAAGCTGAACAAGCTGCTGAACAAGCTAAAGCCTTAGTAGAAAGTAAAGAAGCAGAAATTGCTTCTCTTAAAGAGGCACAAGAAAGAAAAACAATCATGAACGAATTACTTGCTCCATTAAACTCAGAGCAACGTGACATCATGGGTGAATTAATGGAGAGTGTGAAAACATCAAGGCTTGTAGAAAGTTTTGACAAGTATCTCCCAGCTGTAATCGCTGGCAAAGCTCCGCAGAAGAAACAGGCACTAGTAGAGGCAAAAGAAATTACCGGAAATAAAGAAATTTCCAACAGCAAACGTAGCAGCGAAAGCGACTCGAACATTATCGATATTCGTCGTCTCGCTGGACTTAAAATTTAAGGAGAAATTTAAATGTCAGAACTACTAAACGGCCGTTGGGCAGAAACCAAAGAAGCTCTTTTAGAAGGCCTACAAGGCACAAAAAGATCTGTAATGGGTGTTACACTAGAGAATACACGTAAGTATTTGATGGAGTCCCCAACAGCAGGTGCCACTTCTGCCGGCAACGTTGCAACATTAAATCGTGTTATTCTTCCAGTTATTCGTCGTGTGATGCCTACGGTTATCGCTAACGAGTTAGTTGGTGTTCAGCCAATGACTGGTCCAGTTGGTCAAATCCATACTTTACGTGTTCGCTATGCAGATAGCAGCAGTGGAGCTGGTGTTGTAGCTGGTGAAGAAGCACTAAGCCCATTCAAAATTGCTGAGGCTTACTCAGGCAATGAGGCAAGCCCAGCAAAAGCTGCCAGCACAGCAACTCTAGAAGGTGCAGCTGGTAAGCGTATGAGCATTCAGATCCTCAAGCAAACAGTTGAAGCACGTACACGTAAGTTAAGTGCTCGCTGGACATTTGAGGCTGCACAAGATGCACAAGCCCAACAAGGTATTGACATCGAAGCAGAAATTATGGCTGCTCTAGCACAAGAAATTACTGCTGAAATCGACCAAGAAATTCTAGCTAGCCTAGCAAGTTTAGCAGGTAATGCACAAGAGACTTATAATCAAGCCGCAGTAAGTGGTACAGCAACATTTGTTGGTGATGAGCATGCCGCATTGGCAGTTCTAATCAACCGTGTAGCAAACATCATTGCACAGCGTACACGTCGTGGTGCTGGTAACTGGTGTGTTGTTAGTCCATTGACACTAACAATTCTACAAAGTGCTACAACAAGTGCATTTGCTCGTACAACTGAAGGTACATTCGAAGCACCAACAAACACCAAGTTTGTAGGTACATTGAACAGTGCTATGAAAGTTTATGTTAACACATATGCAAGTGATGCATCAGATGTACTTATTGGTTACAAAGGTACAAGCGAGAGTGATGCTGCTG